CTAGTTGCGCCAAGTTTGCTTGGTTTCAACGTCGAACCACCTTTCGAAGTCATCCCTAGCCGAAGCGGATGACGCGTATTCGCGGTGATTCTGTTCAACCCACGAGAAGAATTCATAGAAATCCAATTCGCCGGGCGGGATACTGGTTAGTCCGTTGTCACGTCGCCAATTGCTGTAGAGAGTCGGAAAAGCTCTTTTTCTTTCTTCCTTTTTCATACATCCCCCTTGTCGATGCGGTTAATGATACTCGCATCGGCTTGACCAAATGAAAAGGGAACCAGCATCCCGCTGGCTCCCCATTCTTCCGGCCACGCAAGGCGGAATTCGCCTTAAGGCTTCCTAGCTGCCGGCTCTTGCGGTTTTTCATGATGCCGCACTCACAAGTTATCGGCATCCGGCTATCTGCTCGCGCAGCCCATCCGGCAAGGGATAAAACTAGACGAAGAACACTTCGCCCGTCGATTCGGTCAGGTCGTCCGTCAGCATCACGCGGCCTAGCGCCATGATGGCGGCGACAATCCCGTCGATCCGCTCGGTGGACTTCTTCTTGGACGGCTTGATGTTGCCGGCCGCGTCCTGTTCGGTGGTCACATTCGACGCCATCCAGCGGAGTACCGGATTCGCCCCATGGTTGAGGGTGCCTTCCAGAATGCGCCGTTCGAGTTCCTTGGTCGGTGACGCCATCGAGGCGTAGCCCTGACCGAATCCAACCATCTCGAAGCCGTCGGCTTCCAATTGCGTCGACAACTGCGTCGCGTTCCAGCGATCGATGGCAATTTCCTTGATGCGGTACCGCTCGGCCAATTCGTTGATCTTGGCGCGGATGAATTCGTAATCAATGACCTTGCCGGGTGTCGTCTGAATCAAACCCTGTTTGTGCCATTGGTCGTATGGCACGCGGTCCCGGTCGGCACGCTTGCGGATGCCGTCAGCCGGTACCCAAAAGAACGGCAATAGATGAACCTTGCCGTCAATCTGGAACGCCAGCACCAAAGCGGTGATGTCGGTGGTCGAACTGAGATCCAGCGCAGCGAAGCACGGCAAGCCCTTCAAGTCGGGCATCGGTGCCGCGCAGGCGTCCCAGGCATCCATCGAAAGCCAGCGAACGTCCTGTTCGGTCCATTGGTTCAGGTACAAACGGCGGAAGGTATTCTCATAGCTCGGCAGGCTGATCGCCTTTGCGCATTCCTGCTCATAGAACGATTTTTGAACGGTGACACCGAAGTTCGGGTTTGCCTTCGCCCAGGTGGCCGGGTCTTTCCAGTCGTCGTCTTTCCCTGCGGCGTAGATTGCCGGGTAAAACGATTCGTCGACAATGATCCCGGCCGCCACCTTTTCGGCGTAGTCCCAAAGCTCATAGCAGAGGGAATGCTTATCGAATCCCGCCGTGGTGGTGATAACGGTCAGCGGTTGCCGGCGTGCGCCCATGGACGTAACGAGTACGTCGTACAGCTCACGATCAGGCCAAGCGTGAAGCTCGTCCATGCCGGCATAGGAAACGCTCAGGCCGTGCTTGCTGTACGCTTCGCTGCTCAATACCTTGTAACTGCTCCCGGTACCGGGAACAGTCACGGAACGCCGGAACACTTCTGAGCGGTCGCCTAATTCCGGCTCGGCTTGAATCATCTGCTTGGCGGAATCGAAACAAAGGGCGGCTTGCTCACGGTCGGCGGCGGCGTTGATTACTTGCGCCCCTGGCTCGTTGTCGCAGTAGAGCGCATACAGAGCCAACCCCGCGGCAAGGGTGGTCTTGCCCATCTTGCGCGGCAGCCCCAGGAACACGCTTCGATATTTCCGCGTCCCATCGGCTCGCTTCCAGCCGAACACCTGGCGCACAATTTCCGCTTGCCAATCCGAGAGAATGAACGGCTTGCCCCGCCATTCGCCGGTGGTGTGCGTCAGACATTCCGCGAAGAACGAAACGGCACGATCGGCGGCCGCGTCGTCGTAGTGGAACTCAACCGAAGAAACGCGCCTTGCCATCTTCCTTTTCTTTCGGCTTGTCGATAATGATGCGAGTTCGAGCGGCCGGCGTCATGCCCATTTCGCCCAGCATCTGGCGAAGTTGCGACAGCAAGGAAACGTTCAGCTTTCCGGCCCTGACGCTATCGAGCCATGTGGTATAACTCTCGCAGTAGCAGAGCAACAGATCCCGGTCGGACTGTTTGAGTACGCCGGACTTCGCGAGCATTGGCGCGAGGCGCTGCCAGTGCGCCTTGGCGGCGTCCGACAGTTCGGGCGGAACCTTGGTGTCAATGTCGCCGGCATTCGGCTCACGCGCGTTTATTGGGCGCTTGCCGGGGTTGCCAGCGAGCAACTTTAGAACGGTCGGTTTGGGTGGTCGTCCGGTTTTCATGGCCTGTTACTTTCGCGGTCTTGCGCGTGAAGGGAACCGGACGGTTCGCCGCCCTTGGTTGCTGGTGATTTCTCAAGGTTCCACGGGTGGCGCGGATCAAGCGGCATCCCGTTGGCGTCGCAGCCCTTCACCGTGACGGTTCGGCCGTGTAGCTCGGCCATGGTCTTGGCTGAGTGGCAGGCGTGACAAAGCGAAGCCAGATTGCTGCGTTCGTTGTTGGTCGGGTCGTTGTCGATGTGGTCGACGTCGGTCGCCATCACGGGCCGGTCATCCTCACGCATACAGCACTCGCACAACGGCTGCTCACTGAGCACAAGATTACGCAGGGCGCGCCATGCCGCGCCGTTGAGTGCGAGGGTGCGCCCGTTCGCTTGCTGCTTGTCATACAGTGAGCGGGTCTTATGCTTGGCGGCTGTCGGTGGTCTGTGCTGGATCATGGCTTAGCCTCGGCAGGTTTTCGAGTTGGCGGACTTCCTCCACCGTCATCCATTCATTGGCGATGGCGGATTCGTAGAACGCGGCGCGGGCGGTCGAATCGCCGCGCAATAGCCCTTCGACGCTATGCTCGGCAAAGTAGGTGCGGCGGCCGGCTTCGGTCAGTAGCTGTTTGCTGATGGCCTGCTCCCAGGCGACCAGGTGCCGCTTTAAGGTCAGGGTGACGAACTGCCGCGCCATCTCCACGGAGTTGGAATAGTTGCCGTGCCGCAGGTCGCCGGCTACGGTCGGCGGTACGCGGAAGATCCGGCAGACTTCCTCGGTCGAGAACTGGCGGGCGGCAATCCATTCCGCGTCTTCAAGGGTCATCGACACGGTGCTGTAATCCATGCCGTCATCGAGTACGGGTGTTCCCCCGGCTTTGTACTGTTTCCAGCTTTCCGCCAGTGCGGTGCGTTGTTCCTTGTTCAGCCGTCCCGGCGCTTTGAGAACGCCCAGCAGCTTGGCGCCGTTGCGGAAGGTGTCGACGCCGTGGTCGCGCTCGGCAATGGCAAGTTCTAAAACCTGCTTACAGCGAGCAATAGGACTGATCCCAACAACCCCGTCGTCAGAACGATGGCGCAGATGGAAGACGTCATCTTGTACCAGGCGCTCCACCTTGCCGGCGCGGTCGGTGACTTCGTAGCCGGCTCGGCCATTGTCCAGGTATAGAACATTGACGCGATCAGGTGCGAGCGGAAGGAGTTGTCGAACTTGTCCATCATTTCCCCTTATGATTCGAGCATAGGCGTTACCGCGTAGCAATACGGCCGCCGTCATCTGCTCGCGGAATTCGAGGGCGGTTTGTACGTCGTTGGGCGAGTCGTGGAGCACTTTGTAAAGCGGGTGATCCTTGGCCGTGTCCCGCCCGTCGTTGTCGGTGCGCCGGTAGAGTTGCAAGGGCAAGGATGCGATGGTTTCCGAGATGGCCGACACACACGCGCAAACGGCGCTCAAGCCTTCGGCACTATGCGGGGTGACTGATCCATCCCGCAGCGCGGCGAAGTTGCGCCAATACGGGTCAGCGCTCACAGCGCGGCGCTCGTAGCCAATGGCCGATAGTGCGCGTTCGAGAATCTTCATACGGTTTCCATCCAAAGAGCATTCAGGTCGACAAAGCATTGTTGATGGTGGCGTAGTTGAATCTCCGTCTGTTGATACGCGGGCCAGCTTTGAACGACTGAGATTTCCCGCAGATCAACGCCCCGCAACTCCCGCTTGTCGCCGGTCCATTTCTCGTCGGTAGCGATGAATCCAAAGCTCATCCCGCCCAGGTCGCCACGTTCAGCGAGTGCTACAAGGTCGCGGCCGTGCTGGGTGTCGGGCAACTTGAGTTCGAACCGCAAGCCCTTGCTGTCTTCACGTAATGAGAGCGTGCCGGTCTTGGTGCGCCCGAGTAGCGCGTCGGGTTTGTGATCCAGCAGCGCGAGAACATCCTGGCCACTGGCGAGCGAAGCCGCAAAGGCTCCCGGCGCGATGGATTCGGTGAAGCCGCCGATACGGGCTTCATTGCCGAAAGTCGCCACGTATCCGCTCAAGGTGCGACCGTTGGCTGTGACGCCAACGGCCCCCCGGCGCTCGATTGCCGGGGTTTCCATTAGAGGGCGAGGTCGTCAGCGACCACAAAGGCCGTCGGGTGGCGAAGGGCAATATCACACGTCGTCATCACGCGGACATTTACGCCGCCCCGGCTGTAAGCGGGTTCCGCATACGGATTCACCAGGATGTCGACTTCTGACCAGATGCCAAGCATCACTTGCGACCAGTCGCCCAGGATGACGCGACCCGTTGCCGGTGCGCCGGCCTTTTGTGGCACTTGGTTGGTACTGAACAGCGGCAAATTAGCCATCTTGCCGTTTTCCAGCAGATAGCCCGGAATGCCGGCCGATTTCAGCGTACTGGCGAGCTTGGTTACCGCCTTAGCATGGGTCAGCCAGTTCGACGCGCCAGCGTTGGCAATTTCTGCCTTTTCAATCATCGCTAAGATGTTGACCCAGTTGAGCGTGGCGAGATTGGCGGTCTGGATACCCACGGTCGAGAGCACGCCGGCCGGCTCGTTCGCCCCACCGCCCAGGATCAGCGCCGAGTCGATCGCCGCGGCGATGGCGGCGGCGAGGTCGTCGCGGATCAGTTGCTCGCAGTCCGGGGAACTTTGTTGAATCAATTGCCGGCTCATTTCGGTTTTACCGCCTGCATGTTTCGGGGCGAGCGTGACCGGATCGAAATCCATGTCGGAGTCGCCCAGGTTGCCGCCTTCGGCTACCCAGCCAACGGACAGACCGGTTCCGTGTTTCGGCATGGTGACATTGCCCCGCAGGCCGGACAGCACACGCACGCCAAGCTTTCGAGCCAGCAAAGCGTTACGCAATGGGCTGATGTACTGGTCGGCGCGGTGATCGGTCGGCACCAGTTCGCCCGCGGATGCGGTGGTATTGACGCGGCGCTCAAAAGCACTCAGCGGCACGAAAACGCCTTCGGCTTTGCGCCCGGTGCGGCGTTCGGTCTCTTGCGCATATTCGGCTTCGGCACCGGCGAGGCTGCGGCCTTCCATCTGGGCTTGCAGAATACGGCTGACGCTCACGCGGCCTTCGAGGCTTGCCGTATCGCGCGACTCGCCATCGTTTCCGCCCATCATCCGGCGTTCTTCGGATTCGAGGAACTGGGCGCGCGCTTCCTGGCCTTCCAGGTTGGTGATGTCGGCTTTCATGCCGTCGAACCTGGCTTGCGCATCGGCCGTCAGGGCATTACTGCCAGCCGCGGAGAGAATGCCGCGCATCTCGCTAACCAGGGCGGCGCGACGTTCTTTGATCTCATGAAGTCTCAT